ATTTGCAAACATTTTGTGGCACGGTTTTTGCTGGGTCGCCACTTTACCGTTTTTAACATTTCGCAACCCACTTTGGCACGCTTTTTGCTATGGGTCGCACTTACCAAAATTTAACATTTCGCACCCGACTTTGGCACGGTTTTTGTTATGCGTGTGCGCCCGTGAAATTGTTTCACGTGGAACACACCGCAACACGAAATAAAATGTTTCACGTGGAACACAACACCAAGAGTTAAGAAAAGTTAAAACGAAAATAATTTGTGCGCTTATGCTTGTATGTTAGAAAAATGTTGTATCTTTGCAGTGTTCAATTAAACGATTTGAAAATATGAAAGAGTTACTACAACATTTAAGAGAGCAACCGAAAGAAGCAATTAAAGAAGTTGCGATGTGTTTATCTATTTTCGCCGTTTGTGGGGCGATGTTGTTTCTATCTGCAATTTTGCAGGGGTGTAGCGTTTCAAAGGGTACAACGGTACGGGGCAAGGCAACGATAATCACAACCGATACAACGGTAGTCAAACACAACGGCACGTTGAAATTTAAGAAGTCTATGTTTAACAATTAAAAGTTTACTACAATGGAAGAAAAAAGAAACGCATTTGACGAGTTTAGTTTTGCCGCTTTGTCGGCTTTGGGTAGCCTTATGGCGTGTAACGAAGTTTGCCGCAACCAACGTGCGGTTATGAAAATAAACCGCTTTCGTGCGTGGCTTATGGACTTGAAGCCGCAAGCCAACCCCGAACCGAATTTGCCGTTTGACGGCGAGCCGCAAGGACAGACAGCCGAATAACAATCAACACCAAGTTTAACAATTAAAAGATTACTACAATGAAAAGTTTTGCAAGTAAATTTAACAAGACCACGTTTGGCATTGACACAACCGACTTTCAGTACACCAAGTTAGCCGATATTTTCAACTCTGAAAATGAGGGCGGCAAAGATGTGGTACACAAAATCAATGGGCTTTATGTCCACAAATCACAATTAGGTGACAGCCCCGTAATTATTGACGAAGAAAACAAACGGCTGGTGAACCTACCAAGCCACACCGCCGAAACGGTGCGTGAAATACTTGCCGATGATGAGGCGGTACAAACTATCAAAGACGGAAAAGTCGGTTACACGATTTACGAGTACGAGAGCCACGGCAAGAAGTGTTATTCGATTTCGTTTGTGGACTTGTAAGAGTTTGAAAAGTTATGTTTAACTTTGTAGGGGTTGCAATGTTTGTAACCCCTATTTAATATAACAGCGTATGGCAAAGTTAGGTTACAAGATTAAATTTACAAAGTCTGTATTTGGTGCAACCCAACGGGCGAAAATCAAAAAAGAGATATTGCAGGCAGTTGAAAGCAGCCCCGAATATAGAAAAGAAATTGCAAGGGTTTTTCAAATGGCAAACCGCCGTATTCAGAACATAGAGCAAAGCGGACAACTTTCTCCAGCCGTGCAAGCGTTGAACAAAGGCGATATTAAGGGGTTTACCAAATTTTCAATGAAAGGCGATTGGAACACCCTAAAAATTGAGTACGGCAAGGCGATTTCGTTTTTACGCCAGCCAACCAGTACGGCGCAAGGTGCAAGGCAGTACGGGCAACATTTGCAACGTATGTACGATTTAACGCCCGATGAGTACAATTTAATGGCAAGGAACTTGCAAGGCAAGTTAAACAGCGTTTCAGATAGTGACTTTGTGGAACGGTATTTGATGCGGTACAAGGATTTCACGGGCGAAATGGAGCAAAGCGCAAGCGATATAAGCACCCAAATAGAAAGTGAAGCGCAAAGCATATCACGGGCGATTGATGCGGAAATAGAGCGGCAAGCAAATGAGGTAGCCGACCAAATGGAGGATATGCAAAACGATATAGAGCGCATTTTGCGCAACTTTGGCAAGTTTGGGTTATGAAAAAAATACCTTTTGAGTTACAAGAAAGAATAAACAGCCCGACCGAAATAAACGAAGTATTGAAAGCCGCCGTAAACGAAAAGAACATTATCGGAAACAGCAAAGGCGAAAGGTTTTACAATATCCCGTGCGCCTTTGATATTGAAACAACAAGTTTTTACCGTGATACGGACGGACGGGCGTACACATACGAGCAAATGCAGCGTATGCAGGACGGGAACGGGCGCAAGGCGAAATTAGAGAAAGCCGCAATAATGTACGTTTGGCAATTTGGCATAAACGGATATACAATAATGGGGCGCACGTGGGGCGAGTTTGTCACGATGATGCAGACCGTAAGCGAGGTTTTAGGGCTGAATGACAAATTACGCCTTATTGTGTATGTGCATAACCTTTCATACGAATTTCAGTTTTTGCGCAAGTGGTTTGAGTGGCAACGGGTTTTCAGTATTGATTTGCGCAAACCGATTTACGCAATAACAACGGGCAACATTGAGTTTAGATGCAGTTACTTGCTTTCGGGTTATTCGCTTGCAAAGTTGGGCGAGCAACTTATGAAATACAAGTGTGCAAAAGCCGTTGGCGATTTGGACTACCAGCAAATAAGGCACAGCGAAACGCCGCTGACTGATGCGGAAATACATTACTGCATAAACGATATTAAAGTAGTTATGTGTTATATACAGGAACGTATCGAGGAAAGCAAAGGGATAACGCACATACCGATAACAAAAACGGGGTTTGTGCGCAAGTATTGCCGTGCGCATTGTTTGCGTGAAAAGACCGATGCAGGAAAGACCGTACCAAATTGGGATTACGTAAACTTGATGCAGGAACTACAAATTACGGGTATGAATGAATTTAATATGTTACAACGTGCGTTTGCAGGCGGTTTTACACACGCAAACGCCGAATATACAGACGAAATAATGTACAACGTGGATAGTTACGACTTTACAAGCAGTTACCCGTATGTAATGATAGCGGAAAAATACCCGATGTCGCAAGGCGTTGCAATCACGGTTAAGAGTATGGCGCAATTTGAGTTTTTAATATCAAAGTATTGTTGCGTGTTTGATATTGAGTTTACCAACATATTTGCCAGCGAAACGCAAGACAACCCGATTTCGGCAAGCAAATGTTTCGTGAAAGAAAACCCGTGCGAGAATAACGGGCGTATTGTGGCGGCTTCAAAAATAGCACTGACAATAACCGATGTAGATTTTAATATACTTAAAAACTTTTACACGTGGGAAAGTATGCGAGTGGGTGAAATGTATTGTTACAAGAAAGAGTATTTGCCGACACCGTTTGTAAAGTCTATCCTACATTTGTACGAAAGCAAGACGAAATTAAAAGGCGTTGAGGGCAAAGAAGTGGAATATCTTAACAGCAAGGAAATGTTAAACAGTTGTTACGGTATGAGCGTTACCAACCCTTTGCGTGATGAGTTTACCTATAACGGCGAATGGGATATTAACTCAATGACAGCCGAACAAAAACAAGAACTTTTATACAAGTACAACACCAGCAAAAACCGTTTCTTGTTTTACCCGTGGGGTATCTTTGTAACCGCATACGCACGGCGCAACCTTTTCACGGGCATACACGAAGCAAAAGACGATTATATTTACAGCGACACCGACAGCATTAAAATAATGAACGGCAAGGCGCACGAAGCATATTTCAAGGCTTATAATATGCAGGTACAAATGAAATTGCGTGCCGCCTGCAAATATCACGGTTTGCCGTTTTCCCTTTGCGAGCCGCAAACGATAAAAGGCATAACAAAGACTTTGGGCGTGTGGGATTTCGAGGGCACATATACACGGTTTAAGACTTTGGGCGCAAAACGCTATATGGTGCAAGAACCGAACGCACTCAAAGCAGGCGGACGGGCATACGATTTCAGTTTAACCGTTTCGGGCGTGAACAAAAAAGCCGCTATTCCGTACCTTATTGAAAAGTACGGGGCAAACGGTATCTTTGACGCTTTCACTAATTATCTGGATATACCGCCAGCGGCAACGGGCAAAAACATACATACGTACATTGACTACGAGATACAAGGCGAGATAACCGATTACAAAGGCAGCACGGCGCATTACAACGAACGCACGGGCGTACATTTAGAGCCAACGGGGTACAGCCTTTCCCTTTCGGTTATGTACATAAATTATTTGCGAGGTATTAAATTTAAGGACTAAAATAAAAGAGTTATGACAACAAGAAAGACAAAGACAGACAAGCCGAAATTTTACGACTTGAAAGCGATTTTAAGCAAGAACGCCGACTATAATGTTATATTTGGCGAACGGTCAAACGGCAAGACTTATGCCGCCTTAAAATATGGTTTGGAAAACTATATCAAGACGGGCAAGCAAATGGCGTATATACGCCGATGGCGTGAGGACTTACGGGGCAAACGTGCCGAAAGTCTGTTTGCAAACCACGTGGCAAACGGGCTTATTGAGGAACTGACAGAGGGCAAATTTAACGAAGTGTTCTATATGTCGAACAAGTGGTTTTTATCTTACTACGATGCAGAGAAAAACAAGCGGACACCCGACCCGACCCCGTTTTGTTACGGGTTTTGCCTTTCAGAGCAGGAACACGAAAAAAGCAGCAGTTACCCGAATGTTACAACGATTGTGTTTGATGAGTTTTTGACACGGCGGTATTATTTGCCCGATGAGTTTATGTTGTTTATGAACCTTTTGAGTACGATAATACGCCAGCGCAACGATGTTAAGGTTTTTATGTTGGGGAACACGGTAAACAAGTTTTGCCCGTACTTTACGGAAATGGGTTTGAAGCAAGTGCCGTTTATGGAGCAGGGAACGATAGATATTTACAGATTTGGCGAACACGGCGCAATAGTGGCGGTTGAGTATTGCAGCACGATAGTACAACACAAAGCCAGCAACAAGTATTTTTGTTTCGATAACCAAAACTTGCAGATGATTACGGGCGGTAAATGGGAACTTGCAGTATATCCGCATTTGCCGTGCAAGTACAAGCCGCAAGATGTGTTGTTTGTGTATTATATCAAGTTTAACGATGTAGTGTTACAAGGCAACATTATACAAGTAGGCAACGAATGTTTCACGTACATACACGCAAAGACAACCCCGATAAAAGATGAGGAAAACAGCCTTATTTATTCGCTGGAAATGAACGGCAAACCGAACTACAAACGCAAGTTGTTAAGTACGGCAAGTTATGTTGAACAACAAGTCGCACGGTTTTTCGCAATAGACAAAGTTTTCTACCAAGACAACGAAGTCGGCGAAATAGTACGCAATTATTTAATTACGAGCGCAAAGACAAACATTGTTTCGCTTAAATGAAAATAACGGCGGTTTGGTGCAAATTTCGTGCCGAACCGCACGTTTTACGAAATAAATAACTACCTTTGCAATAGGAACTAAAAATTTATTGATATGGACGCAAATACTATTATTCAAATCATTTCAAGTTTGGGTTTTCCGATTGTGATGTGTGGCGCATTGTTTTGGTATATGGTGAAACAAAGGCAGGCGCACCAAGAAGAAACGGAACACCTAAAAGATACGATTGCGGAAAATACAAAAGTGTTAGCCGAATTAACAACACTGATTAAAGTTTTGACAGATGAAAAGGAAAGATAACATTTACAAGTTGTACCAAGCGCAAGTAAGGGACAAAGACACCGCCGTAACCGAATTTATTGCGAACACGTTGGCGAAAACTCAAAGTATGTTTGAGTATGAGGGTTTGCCCGACAGCATACCGCAAAAGGAATTGGAACGGCTTTTGCAGACCACGGGCAACGCCTTTGTTACCAGCGTGGACGGGGTTTTGTATGCGCTTTCGGGCGGCAAAGGCGGCGAACCCGATGTTTACGGACGGGCAACGCTTTACACCGTGGCGAACCCTGCAATAAAGTTAAACAAAACCTACGATATACAGAAAGACGGGGTTTTGATTGAGAATGACAGCAACGGCGAAAGCCTTTTGCCGCTTATTGGGCGTTATGCCGTGTTGCATACTGACGGGCTTATTTCGTTGAACACGGCAAGCATTTTGACCCGTATCACAATGCTTATAAGTGCCAGCGATGACAAGACAAAACAGAGTGCCGAGGAATTTTTGCGCAAGATACAAGACGGCGAATTTTCAATTATCGGGGAAAACGCTTTCTTCAAAGGCGTAAATATGCAGACCGCACCGACCACAAACAGCGTGTATATTACGCAACTTATTGAACTGATACAATACTACAAAGCGAGTATGTACAACGAATTGGGGTTAAACGCAAATTATAATATGAAGCGTGAACGGCTCAATTTGGGCGAGGTATCAATGAATGTGGACGTACTTTTGCCGTATGTGGATAATATGTTAAAAGAAAGACAAAATGCAGTTGAGAAAATTAACGAAATGTTCGATACCGAAATTTCGGTTAAACTTGCTTCAAGTTGGGGTTTGGAAAGAGATAATTACAACGCTTTGGCGGCTGATTTGGAAACGGCAAAGGAAAACCCCGACCCGACAGAAGAACCCGACCCGACAGAGGAAACAACCGAAACAGACGGAAACGGAACTGAAACAGACGGGAACGATACCGAAACAGAAGAAACAGAAGAAACGAAAGAAACGGAAACGGAAACGGACGGTAACGATACCGAAACAGAGGAAACAGAAGAAACAGAAGAAAACGAAGAAAACAAAGATAAACAATGAAATACAGCGAACTATTTACAAAGGGTAACGGGATATTCGCAACGGTTTTCAAGACTGAATACCCGACAGAGTACGCCGCTATTTTCGGCGATACCGACCCGACCAAGTTAGACGCTTACGCCTTACTGATGTACGGCGGCAAGACCGTTGTAAGCAGCATAACCAGCGACAACGCAAGCGATGTTGTTTCGGCGGTGATTGCGGTAAACGTGCAAGGCTGGGAACGTGAAGCGGCGGCGATGCTTGCCGATTACGATGTACTGACACCCGTCACGGGGCAAATTGAACGGACGGAAACCGTAACTTTGCAGGAAAGCACCGACAACACCGAAACGGGCGCAAACAAGGCGTTCAATGACACCGATTTTTCAGACAGCGACCGAAAGACCGCCAACGATGAGAGAAACCGCACAGAGGAACGCCAAACAACCGAAACCAGCAAAGGAACGGGCGCAAGCAAATCAATTTCAAGTGAAATTGCAAAAGAATTGCAGTTAAGGCGTGATAATTGGAGAAAAAACATTATCTTTGCACTTGTAAGCGAGATAACAACGAGTATTTACGAATAACTAATTTTTAATTTTTAGCAATATGAACGTAAAACAGATTTACCAGATTATTAACAGCGTTTCAAGTGAAGTGCTGGGAAAGACCGACATTGTGAAGGACGATTTGACGGGTATTGTGGATTTAGGCACGGAAGTGTTTAACCAAAATGCCGTGGATAATTACGTTAAATCACTTGTAAACCATATCGGCAAGGTGATTTTCGTAAACCGACCTTATGCGGGCAAAGTGCCAAGCGTTTTAATGGATGCGTGGGAGTTTGGCAGCGTATTGGAGAAAATAAGTGCTGATGTTCCCGAAGCAGAGGAAAACGACACGTGGAACTTGCAGGACAAAAAGAGTTACGACCAAGATGTTTTCCACAAACCGACCGTTACCGCAAAGTTTTTCAACTCAAAGGTTACGTTTGAAGTGCCCGTATCAATCACCGAAAGACAGGTTAAGGAAAGTTTCAGCAACGCCGCACAACTTAACGGCTTCATTTCGATGATTTATGCAGCCGTTGAAAAGTCAATGACTATCAAAGCCGATGCGCTGATTATGCGCACAATTAACAATATGATTGCGGAAACGGTTTTGGCTGATGCGGTTGCGTTTGGCGGTACGAAAGACAATTTAACCAATGCCAACCTTTCCAAAGCAAGCACGGCACGTTGCGTAAACCTTTTGAAGTTGTACAATGACAAGTATTTCCCTGCAACACCTGGCACACCCGACCCGACCCCGAACCCTAACGCACTGACAGCGGCAAAGGCGATAACCGACCCCGATTTCATACGCTTTGCGTCTTACGTAATGGGAACTTACGCCGACCGCCTGCAAAGCATTTCGACCGTGTTCAATGTTGGCGGCAAGGAACGGTTTACCCCGAAAGATATGTTACACGTTGTACTTTTGTCCGACTTTGCAAAGGCAGCGCAAACCTATCTTTATTCCGACACGTTCAACCGTGGTGACGTGCTTTTGCCGCAAGCCGAAACCGTACCTTTTTGGCAGGGAAGCGGAAAGAACTACGACTTTGCCAGCACGGGGCACATTAAGGTTAAGGAAAGCGGCGGCAAAGATGTTGAAATTACGGGCGTGTTGGGCGTAATGTTCGACCGTGATGCGTTGGGCGTTTGCAATCTTGACAGACGTGTAACAACGAACTACAACGCAAAGGCAGAGTTTTTCAACAACTATTACAAGTTTGACGCTGGGTATTTCAACGATACAAACGAAAACTTTGTAGTATTCTTTATTGAGTAACTCAATAGGTATTAGATTGTTTAACTTTGGGCGGTGTGGGTGCAGGTGAAAGCGCACCGCACCGCCTTTTTTCTTTGCAGATATGACAACGATAAACTTTTATTCATACAACGGACACCCGAACACGGTAAACAAGCAGTTAGGCACGTTTACGGCGATTGAGGGCGATTTGCGGCAAACTTTCGATGTGTTGCGCCCGACCGTAACACTACGAAAGCAGCCACGCCCGACTTTCAATTATTGTTATATTCCCGATTTGGGGCGGTATTATTTCGTGGAAAGGGTAAGTTTTGAGGGAAACAACGCCTACGAACTTTCGTTGCGTGTTGATGTACTGAAAACCTACGAAACCGAAATTTTGGCGGCAACGGGGCGAGTATCTGAAAGCGACAACCCCGACCCGTATATTTCAAACCGTGACACGGTTTACAGGCGCACCCCGAATTTCGAGAAAGTGCCGTTTTCTGAAACGGGCTTACTCAATGAAACGGGCGGCATTATTATGGTAACATTAAAAGGAACAACCGAAAATTAAAAGAGTATGGCAGTAATTGTAAATATACCTAACGCACACGATGATAACAGCCAGTGGAACGCAAGCGGCGGTTATTGGGATATAAACATAAGAACGAATGACGGTTATTTGTTTGTAGGCGATATTAAAGCGGTTTATACCAATACAAGCGGATACCCGAAAAGCGTTGTTTTGGATATGAACGGCGCAAAGGTTTGGGCGTTTGGTGAGTTGTCCGATACCGATGCAGACACGGAAATAACTATCACGGGAAACACCCGAAGCAAAAACGATTTGGAAGTTATAAACAACATACCGAACACGACCGCAACGGGAACAAAGGGAAGTTATGATTTTGATGCGAGCATACAAGTAACGGCAAACGAGGGTTACAAGATAACGGCGGCGCAAGTGGAGTTTACGGGCATTTACGGATACCCCGAAACGCAGGACTTGACAATTTCGCCAGACGGTAAAACGGCAAGTTGGGAGTATGACAATGCCAACACGGGTGAGAGTTTCACGCTTACGGGTACGACAGCCAGCGAGGGAACACCCGAACTTAACGTTACGAACAACATAACGGGCAGCGGCGTAACCGAACAACATACGTTTGACGGTGAAACGGCAACTTTCACCGTTACGGGTAAATTCCCCCCGAACAAAGTGCGTTTCTTCGACCTCAAAGCGAGTTACACGAACAAGGCAGGAACAGCGACCAAAACGCCGTTTGTGGTGCAGGATTTGGAATACAGCCAACAAGCAACGCTAACCGTTACCGACATAGACCCGACAAAGCCCGTAACGCTTACGGGTAGTTACGATTATGTGTTAGAAATTTCTACAAACCTATCAAATTGCACCGCTAACGAGGACTTGCCGCAATATGTGAAAGACGGAGAAACGGTAAATGTTACATTAACGGCAAACGATGGTACACAATTCGACACCGAACAAAGTACACCGCAATTCTATTACAAGAACGCAAGCGGCTTCACTCAAACGAAAGACCTTACGATTTCAAGCGATAAAAAGACAGCAACGGGAAGCATACAAGTAAACACTAATTGGAGCGATTTTGCAGTTATTGGCAGTGCGTACCCCGTGGCGGTAGTCGGCGAGCAGTACGGCGCAATAAACGTGTATTTGGTAACGCTTGACGAGTTGGCAGAGTTTAGCGGCAAACGGTTTTTCAAAGAAACGGGAACAGACCAAGGAACGGGCGCACCCATATACGAAAACATTGATTTGGGTGCATACGTGAACAAAATACGCCGTGTTTACACCAACATAGGCGCAAGCAGCACCGATGTAATACGATGCGGCAACTACAACACGGGCGTATCTTGCCACCAGCCAGCGCAAGACAAAATAACACTTGACTTTGGCACGGCGGTAGTACCAGCGCACAATGAGGACAACACCGACTACGAAAGCGAAATACAAATCTTTTTGCCGTTTGCAGGCTTTGTAAACCTCAATACAGATTATGCAGGCAAAACGATAGCTTTGCAGTACGTTATAAACGTGGTAACGGGCAACGGGGTTGCGCTTTTGTCCTGCAATGGCGTTGTGTTTCAAGTTGAGGAAACCGAACCAAGCAGCGAAATAATATACCTTTCACCAAGCACCCAAGTTAAAACCGTGGGCGGCGATGATTGGAACGAAATGTTATATTACGGCTTAGAACCGTACATTTATTGCAAATGGTACGAGAGCGCAAGCAATGGGCGAAACAATGACAGACAAACGGGCATTTTAGGCGATTTCAGAGGGTTTAATGTGTTCGATGATGTAGCACCTATCCACACCGCCGAAATGCTGACAGAAGAGCAGGAAATGATATATGCGGCTTTGTCTGACGGCGTTTATATTGAGTAACTGAAAGGCAGGACAAAAAGAAAGGCGGCAACTTGATTGTTACCGCCTTTTCTTTTCGCTTGCTGATTGTTATTTGTCCTGCAATGTTTCAACGCCCGTTAAACCGATGTACAAGTTTGTGGGGTAACATTCGCAAAAGGTTTTGAAACGCCCGATTAACTTTTCGGCGGCGATAAAGTCGTATGCTTGATTTTTGCAGGCGACTTCTTTTGCAAACTTGTTGCGTGTATCACGGTTAAACACGATTTGATTTTCTAAAATATCACACCCCGTTTGCAGGCTTTCGGCAATGCTTTCCAAACTTGCACGAATTTCGGGCGCATTTGCCGCCAAAAAGTCAATGTGTTTCTTACTTTGCAATAACATTTCTTGCAATGCGTTCAACACTTTTTGATTTTGATAAATTAAATCTGTTGTTTTCATTTTGATAAGTATTTAATTGTTTAACACGATGCAAAAGTAAGCATTTTATTTTAATTGCAAGCGGTTTGCGTGTTATTTTGTGTTAAATTATTCTTTTAACTTTGTTTAACAATGTGTTCCACGTGAAACATTTTATTTCGTATTGCGGTGTGTTGTGTTCCACGTGAAACAATTTCACGGGCGCACACGCATAACAAAAACCGTGCCAAAGTCTGTTATCTTTTGTTAAATCTGTGCCTTAGCAAAAACCGTGCCAAA